GGACTTCATTCTTCAATAGAAAAGTTTCAGAGATTGAAGGACGATCTTTAGCTGGCTTACTTAAATGTGCTGCTCTGATAAGAAACGAAACTGAACACGGAGATGTTAAAACTCCAAGAAGAACTGGTAATTTGATCAATAGTTGGTTTGTAGTATCAGGTAGGGGGAGGATCATTGCAGGAGGAGGAAAGAAACATAGAGCAGAAGCAGGAGGACCTTTTTCAGGACCTGATGGAGCAAGAGTTGCAGGAGAACATTCAGCTATGTTATCTGATATGGAAAAGAGGGCTATGTCTAATGCTAAATCGAATGATGGACCAGTAGTGATTATGGGATATAGTGCTTTCTATGCTCTTTATGTTCATGAGATGCATGGTACTGAATCAGGTAAAGAAATTCACTGGACGAGGAAAGGATCTGGTCCTTCTTGGTTCTATAAAGCTCTTATTAAACAAGAGCCTAATATGTTGAAGATAATTGCGGATAATGTTAAAATGAAATAATATGAATGCTCCATCAGAGGATATAAAAAATATGTTATTGGCAGAAAGTTCCTTTGATCTTACTTTTGCTAAAAATTTATTTGTGGGTCATGAACCAGCAAATCCTGACAATATAGTAATTGTATTTGATAGGTATGGAGGAACTTCACCAGTAACTCTGGATGGTGAAGTTTATGAGTATACGAGCGCTCAGATAATGGTAAGAGATAGAGATTATCAAAAAGCTTCGGATTTAATTGGGGATATAAAGGATTCACTACATGGCCGGGCAAATCAAGTATGGGGTGAGTCATTATATACGTTGATCTTGTGTACGAGTCCAGCTATGTTGGATTGGGATGATGGACAACGAGTTCGTTTTATTATTAACTTAAATTTACAGCGGCGATGAAATCAGAAGTTTATCAGATAATCAATGTTGTAAAGAGGTTTTACATTTTTTAAATTAAAAAGGAGGTAAATTATGAGCAAAGCATTTGCAGGGGTGGGAACCGTCTTTAATAGAGCAGGATCACCTATTGCTGAAGTAAATTCAATAACAGGCCCGGGAATGACCAGGGACTTTATTGATGTTACCTCACTGGACTCTACTGGTGGTTACCGAGAGTTCATTGCAGGGTTTAGAGATGGAGGTACGGTAGTACTCAATATGAACTTCACTATCGACACATGGGGATTGATGAAGGCTGATTTTGAGAACGATGCTCCCGTAGCTTATTCTATTGATCTACCAGACTCAGATGGAACAACTATTTCATTCAATGGTCTGGTTACAGAATGTCCGATTACTATTCCAACTGACGATAAGGTTACGGCTGACGTAACTATTAAAGTTACGGGAGAGGTTGAGACTGATTCTGGTTCATAACAATTAGGTAATCCTAATCAGGGATTTTTTATTAACAAATTAATTTGGAGGACTAATCAATGGGACTTAAAACAAGAGAAGAACTTTTAACAAGAGAGCTTCTAAAAATCGAAAAGGTAGACTTGAACGAAACAGATTACGTTTATGTTACTGAAATGACGGGCAGTGCTCGTGACAAGTTTGAAAATGCTTTATTGAAGAAGATCAGGGATCCTAAGACCGGACTTGTTGCCAGTTATGAACAAGCTACTGAAAACTTCAGGGCGAAGTTAGCCGTTAATACTATCTGTGATGAAAATGGTAATCTGATTCTCAAACCAGAAGATTATCTGAAGTTCAGTGAATCTATTGGGGCAAAGAATCTGGAAAAGATTATTATAAAAGCAAATGAGTTTAATGGAATTGGCATTAAAGATCAGGAGGAGATCATAAAAAACTCCGTAGCCGACCAAGTCGGCAATTCCAATTCAGACTCTGTAGAGAATTAGGAGTAGTACATCCAGATTACCTATTGGATCAGCTAACATCCCATCAACTTGCTGAATGGGAAGCGATGGATAGAATTGATCCAATAGGCGAATGGGTGGAAGAGTTTAGGTTCGCTCGATTACAAGGTTTAATATTAACAATAGCTTTGAAATGGGCCGCAGGGAAGAAAACAGTAGAGCCAGTAGATGTATTGGACTTCATGCCGGATTGGATGGGGGATAAGGAACCTAAAAAGCAAACCGCAGCTCAAATGAAAGAGATTTTATTGGGCTTCGCAAAACAACAAAATAAGAAAGTGGCAACTCAAGCCAAAATAAAAGAAAGACGACAGACCAATGCCAAACATAGGATCAATGACAGTGGAGCTCGGGATGAGGTTAAAAGGAATAACCCAAGCCGAGAGGGCTATGATAAACATGTTGAGAGGAATTAGTAGGGAGGCAGAGAAGGCTACAAAGAAAATTGAGGAACTCACAGCTCGTCAAAAAAGGATGAGTGAGATGAGAATGAGGAGTCAGGCTTTCCGAGATTTGCCTGGGCAGGTTAAAGATGCTACGAGGTCAATAGATGATATGACCTCCTCTATATACAGATCGGCTCAACGATGGAGAACCTTCGGATATTTGGCTTCAATTACTCTTACGGCTCCAATTGTACTTGCTGGTAAAAAAGCAATCGAAACCGCTAGTGATTTTGAATACTCTATGAATAAGATTGTGGGGTTAGTTGGTATAGGAAGAGAGAATATAGAAGGGTTCAAGAAAGAAATAATGAGTATGTCCTTGGCTACAGGACAAACTTCTACTAAGTTAGCTCAATCAATGTATTATATCACTTCTGCTGGATTCAAGAAAGGGGCTGATGCGATGCGAATCTTAGAAGTAGCTGCTCGTGGCTCTACCGCCGGATTAGGTGATATGGTTGATATAAGTAAGCTGCTGGTATTTAGCATGAACGCTTATAGGAAGTCAGGATATTCAGCCACTAATGTAGCTGATATATTTACAGCCGCCGTTAGAGAAGGAGCCCTTGAAGCTGGGGACTTTTCAGGAGCACTTCAATCAGTTCTTCCAATAGCTTCAGCTATGGGAGTTGGTTTGGAGGATGTGGCTGGTTCTATGGCAGCTATGTCTCTACAAGGAGCTTCAGCTCAGAATGCTGCCGTATATCTTAAAGGGATGTTGAATGCTATGCTGAAGATTAAACCAGGAGGTGGGGCAGCAAAAGCCTTAGCAGAGATGGGGGTAAATGCTGAAGATTTAATTGCTCAATTAGCCACTCCTCAAGGTTTGATGCATGTGTTGCTCAAATTACAAGATTTATCCAAAAAGTCTACTGGTAACCAATTCCTTAAAGAAATATTTAGAGATATTAGGGCTATGACTGGGGAGTTATCATTGACGGGGGAAAACCTTGAATACAACCAGTTCGTAATGGCAGAGATGTATAAGTCTGCTGGATCCTTAGCTCGTGCGGATGAGGCGGTAACTAGTGGCCTGGATAAGATGAGAAAGACTATATCTTCTCTTGGTGAAATTATTCAAATCAAGTTAGGTGATGATCTTGCTAAAGTAGTTCTTCCCGCTTTCCAATCTTTATTAAAAACAGTTAAGGATTTAGTTAATGCCTTTGATAGATTAGGTGATGGGGCTAAGAAACAGATAATTCATGTAGTTGGATTATTAGCCGCTTTAGGCCCACTGTCTTTAATGGGTTCCTTACTTAAGTATGCTTATGGAGGATTCTTGAGCTCCTTTGTTAGGGGATTTATATTTGCTCGAAATGTGGTAGGGGCTCTGAATGGTGATCTTATAAAGATGGGCAAATTGACGAAGAATGCTCCAAAGTGGGCAGGTAAAGCAAAAGCCTTCAATATGTGGAGGATGGAAGGAGGCTTAGCTAATGTATTAAATGGTTTGAAGAGCGCTCCAGTAGCCGCTGTGACTGTAGCGATTGGAGTAGGTACTGTAGCTTTCTTTAGATATGCTAAACAAGTAAGGGATGCTGCTGAAGCGGCAAGATTATTTAATACCGCTCAAGTAACAGTTAATGGTTCAGTGAAGGCTTTCAATGAAATGGATAAGTCTGATATTGAACAGATGGCGCTGGATGAAATGATGCTTGCTCAAGCTAAAGCTCTTGAAGTTTGGTCCGATTCATATAAAAGATATCAACAATACAGAAAGAATTTATACGGAGAGCATTACGACGAGGATATAGCTAAGTTGAAGGATTATCAGGATCAACTTAGGGCATTGGATAAAACAACTAAAGATAAGGAACTTCGTCCTCAAGGTGCCACTGATGGTGATATAAGGAGAATAAAAGAATTGAATGGAGCTATCTTTGAAACTAAAGAGGCTATTGATAATGCAGAGAGTTCTGGTAGTAGGCGACTGAATAAAAAGTATATGTTGGAGGAGGCTGATGCAGTTATATTTGCCAAAACTCAATATGATAATTTAGCAACTACCATGTATGAACTGCAGAAGAGATTAGTAATTGATAGAGATCGAGCTAAGAGAGTAGCCAATTTGAATAAAACCAAAGAGGATGCTGATGCAGTTAAAAAAATAATGCAGGATATGTATGATGACTTAGCCCAAATAGATGAGAAGGCTAAGTACATGCGAAACTTAAAGCTTCCGTTTGATGAGGCTGAAGCAAGAGCTCAAGTTTTACTTAAAACATTAGATAATCTTACTGGAGGAGAGTATCCACTTCACTTTGAGGATAAGGAAGTGCAATCCGTGGTAAAGATGCTCAAAGATATGGGATATGACCTTACAAAAATTGATGAGTTAACTGAAAGCTTTGCCGCTGATCTTGCAAGGATTGATATGAAGGGATTTTTGTTGGGGGATGAATTTGATGTTAATGCCGCTAAACTTCAAGCTTATCAAAAACAATTGAATGATGTGGCTGATATAGCTGTTGATAAAACTAAACGACCTGAAGGTCCTTCTCAGGAAGATATAGATAAAATAAATAGGTATGTTAAAGGCATCCATGATGCACAAGCGGCTATTGACCAGATGGATGATATTAAGTTAATGAATTTTCTAAGTGCTCAAGCTCAAGCCTTCGGAGGGATAGGGAATCAGCTTGAAGTTCTTAACGGTGAATTACAGATCGCTGAGCGCGAGATGAGGAAGGCTGGTGAGAAAGGCTTCACGGATGAATTTAGAAGGAGAGCCGAGGCAGTAAATGCCCTTAGAGGGGAAGTAGTTAAGTTACGAACTGAAATGGAGATATTCGTTGCCGAGCAAGCTCAAAAATATATAGGATTCTTTGGGGATACTGAAAGTTTATTCTCTACTAAGATTGGAGCTATGCGTCAACAGTTTAATGATTTAGTTACTTCTATGAACGCCGCTCCTGAAGTATTGAAAACCCTTGGTGATCAGATACGAGCTTTAGAAGGAGCCAAATACGTAGCTGATATGCTTTCAGGAGCTTTCAATACTTTGTTTGATGCTATTATTGAAGGTGGTCAGAATATGAAAGTTGTATTACTTGGAATAGTAAAATCAATGATTTCCCAAATGATGGCAGAATTTAGTAGGATGTTGATCATGAAGTTTATTATGTCCTTGATAAATCCAGCTTCTTTAGTAATGGGGGGAGGATTTGTTGATAGTGCTATTCCTTCACTACCAGGACCAGGAATGATTGGTAATCCTATAACTATGAATCCAGGAGGTGGAGGAAATATGTTAGCTCTTAGTAAAAGCAGTTTAGCAGCTTTGAATGGTTTATCATTTGATACCTCCTCTACTGAGGGAGAGGTAGTTTTTCATATAGGACAAGATGAACTTACAGGTATATTAAGAAAAGCAACTAAGAAAAATAGTATATACTAATGGCAAATTACGTACTTAAATATCAATCAGACTTCTATAACATTTATGGAACTCTTGTTTCGGTACAGATTTCCAAAATGGATTATTATGAAGGAGTTGTTACTCAATTACGGACCCAATCTGTAGAGATAGAGGTAAATTATCAGGATGAAAATACCCCTATTATTGG